GAATCACAAATTGCGTTTGTTGTTATTGCCATAATTATTCTCCTTTAAATTTATGGACTAGGAGAATCTACTTTAATTCTTGGTACTCCATCTGTATATTCTCCACGTCTTCTTCTACCCATTTGTTGTAGGGCAAAATTTTGTACTTCCTCATTATACTTTGAATTGTAGAGGTTGTATAGATTGTCAGGTCCTTTTAAAAATCTAAAAGCCTCAGCTAAAACACCATGTAATAACATCGACTCTTGATATGTGGATAAAAAGGTATTATTTGTTGATGTAAAATTAGGTGGATCTTTAATATAGTTTACCTGAATCGTATCTGCAGATGCTGGTGTAGGTGCTACTAAGATATTGAAATCATCAAAATTTGCATAATATTGAGGGGTGCCTTGTCTACCTGTCCCATTAAATTCAGAAATAAAACTTATATCTCTTTTTTCTAAAAAAATTCTATTGCCTGAAGAATCTATGTGTTCCACAGATCTAATAATTAAAATATCAGAGGGCAACGACACAGCTCTGTTTGCGGCAGTAAAATTAGATGTAGCATATTTTCTTAGATCATCATAATCTACTTTACCCGCAACATCCAACTCTACAGATCTTATAAAATCTTGAATTATAGCATCTGTTAAAACATTACTATCAACTTCTGTATAGTTTCTTACCTGTGTTAAAAAATTTGCGTGTGTTATAGACATTATGAAATACTAACCTCCACGCTTCCAATATTACTTAGCATTTCTCTTCTTCTATTTTGCACAGATGGGTCTTCTGGCACCATACTATGTATTGTTGTAGTAATACCGTTAGTTGTAACATTAAATTCTTGTGTCTTAAAAGCAAACTCTCCTGGTAAAGATAAGTTTGCAACACCTACATGTATGCCACCTGAATTTGAAATTGTATTATCATTTGCAAATTCTTGAGTAGGTTGTTGAAATTTCATCACTCTTGGATTTTTTAATGCTATAGCATCTGCTTTATGATATGGTGGATCAAGTTGTGGATGTTTTGGTTCAAACTCACTTATATGCACTAGTGAGCCGTTCCATTCCTTAACCATCTCTCTATAAGGATATTCCATTCCTGATCTATCAGATATAGCTTTAGATCTTTTTCCACTTGCAAAACTCATTAGACACCATCCCCAAAATAAGTTTGAGGAGATATGTATACAGATGTTCTCTGACCATCTTCATTTAAAGCTCTTAACAATTCATCCTCATAAAGTTGTTTTAAAACTTGTATTCTATCTGGAGCTCTTTTTTGTGCTAGATAATAAGCTAAACCTGAACACATGCACGGTAAAAATCTATAAACCACATCGGTTTGATTATTATATCCACCTACATCTTGAATTCTATCTATAGTATAAAATTTTAATGTCGTGAAAGTAGTAGCATCAGGTGCTAAATATAAAAATATTTGTGGTGTTGTTTGTCTATCAACAAAATATTGTGATGGTTGTCCTGTTTGCAGTTTGTTAGGTAAAGCTGCATATGCAGATCTATCAATTTTTGTTAAAGAGATATCGTTTGTTGATGAGGTATTACTAGCTGCAGCAGTTGTTGATATATAAGCTTCCAACACATCGTTAACACTTGCATTTACTGCGTATTGTGCAGTACCTGCTACTAATGCTACCTCATTTAAAGATACTTTCCAAAGATGGACACCTCTGTTGCCCCATTCTGAAAATAAAAGATTTAAACTTCTTCTTGCACTTCGTAAATCATGGCCACTATTGGTTCGCATACCACATCTCTCGTATGCCTCTTCAATAATTTCATCGATATTTAAATCGAATGATGATGTTCCTGATGTTGCCATAATTCATTACATTAAATCTTTATAATAATCTAAAGACTTCCCTGGTACTAATTGTTCATCCTGTAAACCCATGCCTGATGTTCTAGCTGCACCATAGCCTCTTACAGATTTACCCTCAGATGCTTTAATCATTTCTTTCTCTCTAACTTTTTTTGCAGCCATACCAACATTAGCATAAGACATTCCACCAATTCTTTTTTTCATTGCAGATTTTGCAGCTAAACTGGCTAATTTTTTGTTCATTTCCATTTGTGTCATATTTTCAACTTTGGCTTCTTCAGCAGGACCAACTTGTGCTCCTCTTAATCTTTTTATTAAAGTTCTTTTAGTCAATTCTTTTTCAGCTTTTTTAACTTTTTCTTTTTGTAAAGCTTCACTGATATTACCTTTTGCCATCGTTCCGTAACTAGCTTTTAACATTTTTCCCTTTTTTGCAAAGCCCATTTTTTTTGTTACATCTGGTCTTTTTGCTTTAAGTTTTCTTAGACCTTCTCCTTTAGGCCCTTCAGGTATTTTTTTTAACATTGTATCTCCTCCCGTACTCATTTTTAAAAGATCACTATGATAATCTTTTGTGCTTGTTTTTTTTAATTTAGTTTTAATAGCTTTTGCTCTAGCTTTTTCTTCAGGAGTTCTTGTAGCTATTTTGTAAGCTATGTTTGCACCCTCAATACCTAAAGTTAAAGGCACGGCTCCTCTTGATAAAACTCTACCTACAGTTTTTAACTTACCTAATTTAGTTTTAGGTTTAGGTAATTTTGTTTTTGCAGGTAAAGATTTTTTCGGATCAAATACAACTAATTCTTTACTCTTGCTTAATGTAGGTTTTTTTGTAAATCTTTCTTTTAATTTACCTATTACACCTTTTTCGGCAAAATCATCGAATTTTTTATAAGCTCTTGTGAAAGCTTGACCTGCTTTAAATAAAGTTTCACTCATACCTCTATCATACCACCATAATACTTTTTGGTAAAGGTACTGACATTTGTTGGCTTACCACCAACTCCTTGTGGTTTAGCTCTTTTCCTTGCAACGGCACTCCTCCTTTGGGACTCTGTCATCCTTGCCGCTTTTGCAGCAGGGACGCACTTTGGATACTTCCGTTTCCGATCTGCTGCTAATTTTGAACGACCACAAGGTGCGTAGGAACCATCCTTTCGTTTGCTTCCAATATCCACCCATTTTTGATCGAACCATTTCTTTAGTCCCATTAGAAAACACCTTTAAATTTTGTCCCCTTGATAGCGGCTCCAGCTCCACGGCACATGCCACCTTCTCTATAGCCAGTTAAATTATATTCCATAAGTTTAATTCTATCTTTATCGCCACTAGATTCTATTCTATCTTTTTTTCTAAAATTTTTTTTGGCTTTAGCCTCGTCTAAGGCTCTAACTTCTGCAGCAGTAAACATTCTACCTTTTTTCTTAGTCATTAATCATGCCTTTATAATAATTATTAAGACTTTTATTTGACACGCTATGACCTGCTAGATCTCCTTTTACATAACTACCATTATATGGTTCAAGTTTTTGTGCAAATGTTCCAGTTGTTGCTTTTGTAATTGAGTCTAAAGATTTAGCTTGTGCTTTATGTAGACCTGAAGCTTTGTGTAAAGCCTTTGCTACTTTTTTTATTTTAGCTTCTCCTCCACTAACTTTACCTGCAGGTTTTGGTCCTCTAAAGTCTTTTCTTTTTACACCTGATGGATCTTTTATTTTACCTGCACAAATTTTACTAGCGTATGCGTTAGCATATGCGCTGGGGTATACTCGAAATTTTCGCTTCGCTGCAGCTTTACCCCTAGGACATAGTTTAGTCATAATGTTTAAACCTTTTTCTGTTATACAATTTTTTAGATTGTACCACTTTTTGTTTAAACAGTATAGATCCTAGTATTCTTGCTAAGGGATTTCTTTTTGATAGCTTTGATGACTCTTCTTTTTTTCTTTTTTTCATCTCTAGCCCCTCTTAATTTTCCCTCTACTTGTTTAGGTATTTGTGATCTAGTTATTGCCATAATTATATAAATACATCTTTTGCTCTGCCAAGTATAGGCTTATATTTTGTTTTACCCTCTGATTTAAACGCATGTAAAAATGATGCACGTCTACCCTCAGGTACCCAACTACAATGAATCCATCCACTGTTTGGTTCACCGGGAGTGTAAAATTCAAGAATAAGCTGATCTGGCTCAAGGTTAGATTTAATCCAATCAAATAATTCAACATTATCTACTCCTGGACATTCAAAGTCTGCGGCTTCAGCTTTGGCGTGTTGTGAATTAGCAGAGCTACCAATTGCAGTGCATAATTCTACGCTTCGGAATCCACTAGTGACCTTAACTCTACCAAAATGATCACGCACCGGTTGAAGAATATTTTCACAAAGTAATTTTAATTTTTCTATCTGATCAGCGTTGGGATTATTATCAATACCCTTTCTGATAGCTGTGTCTGATTTAGTTAGCTCTAATAAAGAAAAGTTTCGTGTCAAATTCATATGTTTAATTTTAATATTAAAAAAGTCTTTAGTCTAGTCCTCATTTGATTTGTATTTTAAAAAAATAAAATCATCTTTAAATATTTCTTCAATTTTTTCTTTTTCTATATTAGATAGATTATACTTTTCTTTTGTGTTAACATTATAATTATTTGTTATTTTAACACTAGGTAAAAATTTTTTAAACTCATCAATTAAATTTTCAATTTTTATGACAAAATTTATATCATTTTTTAATAGTTCTTTTATGTATGTAGTTTGAGGCATAGAATATAAAATAGTCTCATTTCTTAACTTATAATCAAATTTTAAAAAATCTAGCAAACTAATTTTTTCAATCCATTTTTCTTTTAAGCAATGTTGCCATGATGATATTGCTCGTTGATATGGATTTCTTACAGTTGTAAACTTAAGACAGTTTTTTTTATCTATTTCAATATCTGATAGAAATTCTTCATAATTATGATAGAAAAATAAATTTTCATAATTTTCAAAACAAATTTGTATGGTTGTAGACGCACATTTAGGCATTTTAAAATATGCTACATTTCTATTCATTAAAAATTCTTTTTGGTAAAATCATTTTTTTAAATACAGAGAAATAATAATCACACAAATCTAATGCATCAAGTTCTTTAACAAATTTTATTTTTATTTTTTTTTCTGTTTCAAAATGAATGTCACATAAAGCCTGACCCTTTTTGATAATTAAATTATCAAAATTTTTTTCTATGGGTAAAAATAAATTTAAATAATGTAATGATTTTGAAGCATTAATTATACCTGGTAAAATTTCAAATTTATTTAAGTACCACCAAGGATTTGAAACTATCATTGGTGCATTACATAAAAATTTTATATCAAGATCTATTTTAGCTATACCTAAATATTTATCCTGGTTAACATGTTTTAAAAATTGATCAGGACTATGTAGATTAAATCTTTTTGAGTCATTTAAACTACGACTTCCAAAATAAGCCTCTAATTTATTTTCTTTTCTAATTATTTGAATGTCGCAAGGTGATCGAAATGAAATCATGTTTCTAAAATAATTAGTAAATCCCGAGCAATGTTTCATTGTTCGTCCTTTTTTAAAAGAATCTTTAAGCTCTATAAATTTTGGTATATTTTTATAATAATCAGGTAAATTTTTTGGATAAGTAAAAAAACTTTCTTTTAAAATATCCATATGTACTAAATCACTAGATATTTTAAATTCCTTGGAAGACCAATTGTTTAAAAATTTCATTATTTTTTACTAAAAATTAATCTATAATTAACTTTTTTATTGATAAAGATCCATCTATATTTGACTCTAATTCTGCTTTTCCCTTCCAACATTTATATGTAACAGATTCGGAGAAGGTCCTCTCCGCTTCACGCTTACCGCGAAGGCACATAGCCATCGAGTCTTGCAGTCGTGCCTCCTTAATCTCTCCATTAATAAACATCAGTAATCCTACAACAGCCTCTATCATTGTGAGCTCCCGTTTGTATATTTAATTTCTCTGTTTTGATCTTTTAATCTTTCAATGTCTTCTAAAACTTTGTCCATTTGTTTTCTTAAAAATTCTATGTTAACTTTATTTAACGCCATATTTTCTATGTGCTTGTTTAACTTATCCGTGGTCTTATAAAGATCTTCGATCATCATGAATTGTTCCGAATCGGCGGGCAGTGATCCTAGTTGTCCACGTGGCCACTTAATTCTAAACTCCGTATTCTCTTCAAGATCTTTTTCCATGATTTGTATACGAGTGTCTGCAACGTTAAGCCGTTCTATAATTTGAAAGTAACCCATTGTACCTAATGCTACGATTATTATCAAAGACGCAACCGTCTTCATCGGCATTTGCACAGCCGCTTCTTCAGATATATTTAATGGTTTCTTACTCATTTATTTTTCTCATTTTCAAAAGACATATCAGAAGCAAAATCCTTTTCGTCTTTTATTTTTTCCATATCGTAGAACATCTTATCAGAATCTTCTGTAACCATGCTAGAGTCTTCTGCATCCCAATAAGTAGTTTGTACTTTATAGTCAGGCCAATCGTTATCAGTAGTGTAACTAGTACAGTGCCACAGAATACGATTATTAGGCTGAGCTGCATAATTACCGTTATCAAGCTCCAATATATGTGCACACTTATGTTCTTGAGGTATTTCAGAATGTTCCGTATCAATAATGTTGACATCTGGATGCGCCCAATCAATTGTAAATAAATACTTGCCGTGATAAAATTTTTTATCAAGACCTAAATATCTACCTTTTAAACCATCCAACCAATCAAAACAAGTAACACTAGGCCAGTAACTAAAACAATTCCACAGTTCCAACTCGTGCACTTGCATATCGGGCACTTCGGCTCTATCATACTGTTTTTGATAAAATGCTGAGATAGGCAACCTCCAATAACAAGCACCGTTTGGAAGCATAATGTTAAATAAGATAGCCCTACCTGAAATACTGCTAATACTAAAGATAACGCAGTCACTATACTGTCCTTTATTTTCTTTGAGATCATAGAGATACTCCTTTCTTATTTTACAATATATAGGTGGAATATTAGCATTTAAATAAGACATAAATCAACATTTCCATCTACGTCTCGCTTGTCTTAATCTTGAATTAGGGTCTTTGGCAGCTTTAGGAAATTTTTTCATTTGTCCTAAACTTCTAGCACAAAAACTCTTTCTACGCTTTGCGTCTTTTGACCCAGGTTTTACTTTTCCTGTTACTGCAGTTTTTAACTTTGATCCAGGATTTAATCTTCTGTAGGCTTTTACACCTGCCTCTGTCATACCTGCACCAGATTTAGTAGATCTAAAATTTTTTTTATTTCTTGGTGGCATACCACCATTTTTAAAACTTAATAATTCTAAAGTATAATTATCCATTATGTAAATGTAATTGTTACACCACCCGTTCCACCAATTGTAGCATGGATTCCTTCTTCAAATAAAATACCAGAACCTGGCAGATACATATCCAAACCTTCAGTGCCAAATAAATAAGTAGCTATTGTATTACCACTAGCTCCACCACTTTTAAAAATAATTGAGCCACTTGCATTGCCTTTAGCTTGTATTGAAGTTAATCTAGCTCTTTTAGTTGTTGCAACCATTTGAGCAGTGCTCGTTGCATGTGCCGAGCTTTGATCTGACATGAAACTGCTTCCACCCATAAATTATCCGTTTGTTGTTGTTAAGTTTGGTCCAGAAAATTTATCTGTGAGTAATGTATAAGCCGCTACATTAGTCTTTGTCTTACAGAAAATTCCTTTAGGAAATAAAATCCCATCTTCAGGAAAATTAAAATTAATTACATCTCCTGTTGGTACATCTGCTTGAAATAAGGTTGTACCTGAATTTGATGTAGTTGTTAATTCTAATACTCCTGCTCCTCCGCCATCAGAAGCAATGATAATTCCTCGTAATCTTATTGGTGCTGCAATTATTGCTGTAGCTCCTGCTGCTGCATTAGATCTAGTTGCTTGTATGTCAGTTTTAGCTGCCATTAAAATCTCCTTAAGTTTGTGGCTCCCGTAGGAGCCACTAATTAATTATTAATTACCGAAAGGTGTAACAATAGTTCCATCACCAATCAACAAACCTTCAACCATATAAGTATTGTCAGCTGTTGCAGTAAATTTAATTCTTGAACCAATAAGACCACCTTTAGTAGCATTACCAGTTCCAGCTTCTCCATTAAGATTTACAACATCGTTTGCTGCTGCAGGTACAAAAGCTTTTTTTGAACCATCATCAACACCAACCATAACTGAACCAACAAACTTATCAGTTCCATCAGTTGAAATCGTGCCAGTAAATTCATCTATGAAAAGAATTTCAAAAGTTGTTCCTACTGTACTTTTGTTGTTTGGATCACTTCCTGGACCTGCTGATGCACTATCTGCAGTAGCAATGATTGTTGGAAGTGTAATTGCAGTTGGAGTTCCAACTGGGTCCATAGTCACAATTCTTCCTGCATGGTCAGCAACTGTTAAATCAGTTGCAGCAGTAAGAGCTATTACTGAACCTGGGCCAATAGATTGAAAACCATTTTTCGATCTGACTGGTCCGTCAAATGTAGTATTTGCCATAATATTCTCCTTTGTATAGCATTAATTTGTAGTCTCTATACCGTCTGCCTAGTCAGTCTACAAATTATATTTTCTAGGTCTTTTTATTATACATAAAAAAAGGGGCGATGTGAACACCGCCCCTTTAAAGTAATACTAGTGATTAGTATTAGCTAGTTGGTAGATTTCCGTTACCAAAAATACATCTTGGATCAGAAAATCCAAAAGAGTATCTTTCTCTAGCTTTAAATCTTACATTACCAGTATCGAAGTCTCCT